AGCCATTGTATAAGAGTGTATAGAGAGTTTTGGTTGCTTGTTGAGAGCATGTGAATTTCTGATTAAAATATCGATTCAAATTTTCCAGATTTTTAAGTGGAGAGTCTGAAATTTTTTTTCAAAATATGGACAATCTTAGTAAACCAATATATTTGCATGATATATAGGCTGACAAGTAGTGAATTAGCAGTAAAGTAATGAACACGATCAGCAAGATACCATCCATCTATTATTGTTAATTTCAGGAAGCATGACAGAATAACAATCCTAAAAACAAAGAACAAGAGTGCAAATGTCATGAAAGAGGCTTTGGTAAGGACTTGGAATTTCAACAAACGAAAAAACTTTGTTGCAGCAAGGAATGGCGTTGATGGGGCGAAGATGAATAATGATAGATTGATAAAATGGTTATAACCAAACAAATTTCCACAAGTTATCAAAGCCATTGCTAATATATGATGCAACAACATATCATGTCTTCTGATATTTAAATCATAAATCAGATATCCAATGTAATAACCCAACTCATATGATATCTGTAAACTCTGAAGACTCGCAGGTGGATTGTGAGGATAGTATATTGATTGTATATCATTAAATGGAAATAATGAGAAAAAACAATATATATTGAATATTGAAAATAACGTGTTGACTAGCAGAGTTACACCATGACTTATCACATTGTTGTTGTTATATAATTTAACAATATTGTGAGAACATATTACAAATGCTGCCGATATTATTGTACAATGCAACATTTTAGGTTTAAGTTTATCATATGCCTTAAATATGTAATATTTTGCACATTTTTACTTATCAAATAACACATATTTTAGCGCGAACATCATCAATATTAAGCAAAGATACTTGTATTATTTAAGAATATCTATGAATATCTGTTGTAATTGTAAGTACTATCATCGTCCTAATACATCTTATGAGACGTATGAAGATAGATTAAGGTATGATATATGTTTACACCCTTGCTCACAAATAGTTGATGTCAATTACGAAGAAGCTAAAGATATAAGTTTCAAGATCTAAAGCGATAATCAATGTGGAGTTGAATGACGCTGGTAACAAATAAAAAAAATATAACTTTACATGTAACACATTAACATTTGTTATTTGCGTGTTTAGGAGATACATAAGGAAAACAATTATATTTAATAATTATAGTCGAAGTATTTATCGAATTTAGCTGGTAAATGTTTAATAATCTCACGAATTTTTAATATATCTCCATCATCCCTCAACATCATATACTCGAATCCTGGTGAGTATTTTCTTATAATAGTTACAATCATTACACGGATAATATTAGCTTTACGAGCTCCATCAACTGTCTTTGATGCTAAACATTCATCATATTTTTCAAGGTACATCTTCAATACACTTATAACTAAATCTTTGTTGAGATGTTTTAGTTTGATTTCATCAAGAACACTTGTACGTGTATCTTCAAATGTATTTTTACATGAATTTGTTACAAAGTCAAAACCTATTCCCCACTTGAATGGATTCTTCTTCATGCAGATAGAAACACAACAACACATACAATCCCATATAATACAAGGAGCACAACATGTCATAGAACAAGAAGTAATTGTACATACACCGAATATACGACTTGCAGTTGAATTTTTATATTTAACTTGTTTCTTTCCAGAGTTCAATACCTCGTTTAACATATCTATATGATGTCTTTCCCATATCTCTGGAATAGATTTGGAAACATTATCATTTGTGTTAGCTACGCTCATTTTTAACATATTTATTTCTTTTCGTCTTTTCAATTTTTTACACATTTGAACATTTAAAACGCCTGTCAACTGATTGACAAGTCAAATCAAGTCATAATACAAATTTTCTTTTTATGAGTGTGATGTCTTAAAACATTCAAATGTACTAAAATATATTTTTATCTTTATATACATTATAAAATGTCTAAGTGTACCGCACAAGAAAAGAAAGCCGCCGGCGAAGGTCTGTCTAAAGCTCTAGCTTCAGGAAGCAAGAAATACTCAAAGGGTATTGGTCGTTCAAGTGCCAAGCTCACTGCAGATGCTCACAAGTCAATGCTTCCCAAAAATGTCCTTGAGTACTTTGAAAAGAAGGCCAAGTATCTAACTGCTAAGTACATGAAAGTAGTGCAAGCAAAGAAGGTTGCCAAAGCTAAGAAGGCTGCAAAGGTTGCTCAAAACGGTGGTGCCCGTGTCAAACACACCCATGTTTCAATTAAAAAAGAGATCGCTTCCCTTGAATCTCATGTCAAAGTGATGGAAATGGTCAAGGAAGCATCTCTTGCAGCCAAGATGGAAATCAAAAACACCCTTGAAAAATTTGGTGCTCGTTACGAGTGTCTTCCCACTGTTGACTTTTCTATTATTGGCAAGACCGCTCGTTACTACACCCGTCTCCATGATTCCGCCAAGAAGATGATTGAAAAGGATATTAAGAAGGTAGCTAGCCTGAAGAAGCAAGCTGAAAAGCTTGAAAAAGCTAAGGATGTCGCTCCTAAAAAGACAACCAAGAGGGTGAAGAAGGTTTCAAAGGCTTAATCGTGCACGTTTAAGTTGTAGATATTTTTTTATTTAATTTTTTTACATAGTCGCTATAAAAGTTGGCGAAAAATTGATTATAACATACATAAATAACAGACAACTACTAAAATGGCAGATATGACCTACGATTCACTGTGCAACGCTATCATGGACATTTACACGAACATGAATGAAGACAGCCAATATGACGACTTTGACAATCAGTTTGGTGTCATTGCTTTACTCGTCGACCGATTTGGTTTTGCAGACATGTATGATGAATTATGCAAGGAAATTTACATTGCCAAGGGTGCTTTATGGGATTGTTTTGACGAGATCGAAGCGTTCAAGAATGCAGTGTGTAACACACATGAAGATTTAATGTGTGTGTAATATAAATGCTGGAGTTTGTGCTTGGACCACATGGTGAAACAATATCACAAAAACAAAAAGACAAAATTGTGCATGCATTTTCCTCTGACTATTACAATCGTATAAACACGTTCTACAACATACCCAATCATTTTGGCACTGCAAAATATAATGGAGACGTAACAAGTTTCTTGAGAGAAATCAAGAGCATTGTGGACAGTAAATATCACAAGCTTCAAATTATGGGTGACATTCATACGGATCCGTACGGTCACTCATCTTATCTTATAGGTCAATATGACGATTATAATGTGTTCATTCCTGCAATAGTAAAAGACAACTATGTACGGTTTAAGGTTGTACAAGATCCAAAACATTACAAGATGTTACGATCAATCGATGATACTCGTATTTTTCATTTTCTTATGACACCTCCTTCAATAGTCCAAATATATGATATTTACAGACCTACTTATATGAACTATGTCGATAAAGACATCGCACCAATTACACGTTACAAACGCATAAACATACAGTACATCTAAGTATTGTGGTCTTTTTATTTTTATTTTTATCTTTGTTTGATTATTGTATGAATTATGACGTGGGTACAACTGTTGCCTTCAAATATTAAATCAAAGTTTTCAAGTCAATCACCGTATTCGAACGAAGAGTGTCATGATGTACCACACGCTGATAAAAAAATATATGATATCGATAATGATATTTTTCTACTTAAGGCCAAAGTACGCGCTTGTGAAGAACATATGCAATACTTGAAAGATGTCATAAATGAGCAAGAAGCTTACATACATTTTTTAGAAGGGAGGGCTTGTAGAAGAAGACGAAATTCTATCTGAACAATTTAATGAGATGATATGACACTGCGGCAAGACCAATAGCCAACAAAACTCCAAACAATTGTGGCGGTGACTCCCATTTCTTCCAGGCAAAATATAAAAGAAGTGGAGCGAATATGCATGCATGAATAATGTACCATATTGACTTGGAATTGAATCCATGTTCTTTAATCTCAAACACCATCCATAGTAAAACAATTATTCCCAAAATTCCGAGAATATAATATATCCAGATTGTCACCGGTTTCATTAACCCAATGTATATGAGAAGTGGACCTGTTATCAATATGTGCACAAACTTCACTACGTTGTCCGCCATATATCAAAAAGGATAGATTTATCTTGATTCGGTTGACCACACAATATGTCCTTGAGTAATCTCCTTCAACTCTTCAAAACCCCAAAAGTCGGGTACATCATATGCTTGAAATATGATCTTTTCGTTTACCTCGATACGTACATGTCCACAATGCTCACGAACAAAAATGTGATTTCCATCGCGTGTTACTCCTTCAATTTGGAAAGGACGATTTGAAAAAATGCTCCATGAATCAACAATAATACTCATATACTAATATTTAACAAAACATTTTAACCACACATGCATGGACTGACGCTAGTGGGATTATGCTGAGTATTGTATTAACATATCTCCTAAATACTTTTCGATGTTTTGATCATCGTACACACTCTTACTGAAACCAGGATTGTTGTTCACCTCACAACATATGTAACCGTATTTGTCGCTGAACAAAAGATCCACACCGCAAACTTCAATGTTGATTATTTTGCTGATTTTGACGGCTAGTTCTTCCGCATCTGGGAACTTGCCCGTCACAACATCTCCATGTCCACCTTGTTTTAGATTTGCCCTGAAAGATTCAGTTTTCGATTGACGAATCATGGAGAAAACAGGCTTATGGTCAATGACGATGATGCGAAGATCTTTTCCATGACTTTCCTTGATATATTCTTGGTATATGTATGGATAATTGTTATTCAGTACCGAGGTCATTTCACTATGTGAGGTAGGTGTACCAATCAAGAACACCATATTCCCACCATTTCCTCTGACCATTTTCATGACAATAGGGTACCGTAACGTGTTATCAACATTCTGGAAATATTTCAGTTCATCGTAGTTATATGACAATGTTGTAGCGATAGGAATACCGTGAGCTGCAAGATCTTGCAAGTGCCATGCCTTGTTTGTTGTTTTCATGATCGCGTCTATGTTGTTCACAATTCTGGAACCCATCAACTGCAAATGTCGCAAAACGGTTATGTGGTAGTCTGGTTCAATGACATCTGATCCAATCCGGCAATGGAATACCTTTGGTGCAGACATTTTCACCCCTTGTATGTACACAGAAAGACCACTTTCAGTATCCATTCGTAACATTATATCCTTTTGGTCAAAACAAAAGACATCGTCGGTGTTAATGTTGTCTTGCGACTCAAAGTAACGCATGATTTTCTGGACGGATTTGATCGTTTCAACGGAGTCAAAAATTGTCATGATCCATATACGATGTACTCTTGGTTGCTCTTTGTAAGATTGAAGTTGTTGTTGGAATCTCTCACGGAATGATACTTCGATACTATTAGAAGAATTTTGCTCTTCCACGTTTCCCTGTTTTAACGTAGGAAGCAAAGAATGATCTTGTTGCCCATTTTGTCTATTGGTCAATAGACATGCGTGGTACACATGAACTAATGAGACACTTAAAATTACAATTATTTAAAGTAACAAGATCTGAGTTTTCATCTTATTAAGTAAAATATTTTATTCTGCCAATAAAGTAAACGTGGGAATGATAGTCGGTTTTATAATCACTCCTTTCGTATCAGATGAGGTCTCTAAAAATGAATTGGTTGAAATAACGGATACCCGTCCGTGGTTGTCTTCTGTGCCATCTAAGTTCATGGTACAGATTGGTGATAAAAAGTATGTAGGTGATGATATTTCCATTGCATATTATGTAAAGACCTACACGCAACATAACGTCAAGATTATATCACCCCTAGAAGAGGACGCAGATAAGAAAGTATTGTCATGCGACATATGTTTTCTGATTATTTTTGATTTATTAGAAGCATTCCACACGTTACCAAGTCGATTGTTCCAAAAAGTACGTAAGTTGTTTATCATGCCGAATGTTTATCCATCATATAGTTACCAACACTTTGTAAACCACAAAAACATTTACTACGACTATTTGAAGGTAAATGGTGTGAATATTATCCCCAATCTCTACATATCTGCGAAAGATTTTGAGAACAATCGTGAAGACTGCATCAAAAGAGTCACCCATATGGAACCAGGAGACGATGGTAAGATTATAGGAAAGCCCGTGCTTGGGCAAGAAAGGATAGATTTCCAAGTGTTCTACCCGAAGTTTACTAGTGAAAGGTTTGAACAGTACCTGGAAAAAATGTTCAAATCGTATGATGGGATTCTGTTTCAGCCCTACATAAAAAACTTGGACAAAAATTTCGAGTACAAAGTTATGTTCATTGGAAACGAAGTGGAGTATGCCGTTATGGTGAAGAACAAGGTAAACGATGATGTATTTGTAGACATACACGACGAGTCATTTCAGGAGACACTGCAATATGCCAAGTTCGCTTTCTCAAAACTTCCTCCAATCACATTCAATGGCAAAGAAGTGTCGCGTTTGATGACCCGCATAGATCTAAGTTGTTGTCATGGCGAAGATCGATTCTTTGTTTCAGAGATTGAATTCGTACCTAGCTTGTTCTTATCAAACATAGAAAAAAACATGAACATCCAAGTGGACGCGTTATTAGGACAACAAGTAGAAAAAATTCTCGAAGAGATCAAAGACACAGTGCATATTAAAAGACAAATTGTCCCCAACATCACGTGGATTTATGCATTATATGCCATAATTACCTTGATCATACTTGCGTGCATCTTTGTAGTCTATAAGTACATTGCTTTCAAAAAATAGGCAAACCGCTAATTCTTAACATGCGTACTTATAAAACTCAACAACTCCTGGATGAGCTCGAAACGAAGAAGCACGTACATTGATAATTTTAACACTTGAAAGGTTTTTGGCACGAGATAGTGCAGTATATGCTTGCCCATCCTGAAAGATACTATCACCGAGATCAATTACAACTGCATCTATTGTCATTCCTTGCGACTTGTGAATCGTAATTGCATATGCCAGTTTTACTGGAAGAAACCGGACAAACATTTCGGGATCGTCATCCTCGTTACCAATAGTAACCGATTGAACAACGTGTTCCTTTCCGTATCTAAAACGAATCAAAGGTCCCAATGGTGTGAATTCTTTCACGACCCCTCTTGCTCCATTTGGGATACGCACATCAACATCAACAACGGTGTTCATTGTAACGATTACTTGAGCTCCAATGCATAAATCAACATAGTCTGGAATACGCAATTTTGTACTCCATTCCTTCGTCCCAGGCACGTTACTGTATGTAGATGTATATTTCATTTGTTGTACTCCCGCTTCAATCAGCTTTTGATATTCAGCTTCGTTTATTGCATCGACATCTACATTTTTAGAATAAAGGATTGTTGGAATTATACCATCTTCAAACGTTGTATTTTTACACCTTTTAAGTCTCTTTAATACATCTTTTGTACAAAGTCCAAAGCGGAGCTCTTGAAGGATGTTAACAAACTCAACATCTTCTGCTTGTCTGTGACATTTTGTAAGCACAATTGTCTTAATATTCGCTTCTTTCCAACACTTTGCTTCATAACAGTACTTACCTTCTACTGGAGGAAGTTGACACAAATCCCCACACAAGACTATTTGAACACCGCCAAACGATTTTGTATTTCCACGGATGATGCTGAGAAACTCACTAATTTTATCAAGCAGTTCAGCATTCATCATTGATACCTCATCAATAAGAAGAAGTTGTAGTTCTTTCAATCTTCGAATAAGTTTTGGTGATTTTCGTGCAAACCTTACCAACTCATTAGCGCTCTTTTTAGCAAGACCGATACCTAAAAAAGAATGGATTGTTTTTCCACCAATTAAAATAGACGCAAGTCCTGTGGTAGCAGTAACACCAAAATGTATATTATTTTCAACAGCATATCCAACGACCTTGCGTAAAGTGAATGATTTCCCTGTTCCCGCTGAACCGGAAAGAAATATATTGCTGCCATTTTTTACACTGTCAAAGGCCGCGTGTTGTTCTGAATCCATTTTAACAAAAGATTATCACAAAAGATTGTGAACTTCAATTTTTTCTCACGTCATCTTTAAATGAGGTATGTGTTCCCTATAAATAAGTATATATCAGAACCATATTTATTTATCCTTAACATACTTATTTTAGTTGTAATGTTTTGTATATCGATATTCGGTGTTATATATATAATTTATGCTTTAATCCAAATAAACAAAATTGGCGACCCAATAAAGTTTCCTGCAAAACAAGAAACACAAGAAACGTTTAATTATTAAGTGTAATTACTTAAGCTAAAAACACACTATATATTTTTAAGGGTATACATATGACACCATGTCAGAACCAATGCACCACATTACATCAATGGTAACATCTATGTTAATCATGAAAAATGATGATATGTTCCGTGACCAAAGTTTCATTAAGCTTATTTATACAATATTATTGTTAGTATTACCAAACATGTTGATTACTTTGTTCCGATCTCATCGAGACGAAGATACAGGTGCAATTCGGCAAATTAGACAATTATTTACAAAGAAACGAACTTTGTTCAAGGTACTTACAAAGATTCATTACAAAAATAATATTTTGTGGTCTAAAGATGTCCCACAAGTATTCAAAGCAATCATGTCTGATATGTGTAATAAACTGACCAAAGACAACACTAACAATGTACCGTTTACAATTCAAGAAGTATTCTTGGGTCATACAACAATGAAAATAATTATGTTTGAAAACTCGAAATACAAATACTCACCTGAAACCGATGTTTACGTAAAACTAGATTTTGACTCGAAGATATCAGAGAACGGTGAGAGTTCATATCATACGTATATCTTAAAAGTGTTTTCCAATAACAATAATTACGAAAAGATTGAGAACTATGTTAAAAAATGTATTGACCAGTATCAAGTGGAACAACTGAAACAACTTGAGACGCAACATATTTTTGTGTTATCGTCAATCAATAAAGAAACCAATGTAGCTGAATTTCAAGATATCACTTTCGATACGACTAAATCTTTTGACAACATGTTCTTTGAAGGAAAAGACGACCTCAAGCAACGCATTGATTATTTTGTAAACAATAAAGACAATTATAAACGTTTGGGTATTCCGTATACATTCGGGATGATGTTCTATGGTACACCTGGAACAGGAAAAACATCGGCAATTAAAGCAGTTGCAAAATACACAAATCGACATATTATTGTTATTCCAATCAAGAAAGTCAAATCGATTGAAGTGTTGAAGGGAATATTCTTAAATAAGGAAATAAACGGGGTACATGTGGACAATAACAAACGTCTCTATGTGTTTGAGGAGATCGATTGTGGACAATGGCAACATATTGTTTTATCGCGAAAGCCTCACACAAAAACAGATAAAGAGATCTGTATGCAAGATGCGTTGATCAAGGCAATCAATACAATCAAAGTTGCTAAAGATAAAGAAGAAGATGACAATAAGTTAGACCAAGTTATTAACCTTGGAGATTTTCTAGAACTTCTCGACGGTATTGTTGAGATTCCTGGACGGATGATTATTATGACTAGCAATCATCCCGAGATGCTTGACAGCGCATTGATTCGACCTGGAAGGATCGATAAAGTCATCGAGTTTAAGAAAATGACACGTCAAGATATCATAAATATGTACAAACTATGGTTTAACAAAATGATACCATCACATATCTGCGAAAAAATCAAAGATTACAAATTTACACAAGCAGAAATCGGCAATATATTCGCCCTTCAAGATTCAGCTTTGATTTTCAATGAGCTTACATTACCTAGAGAACTTTGAATATCACGAACCCATACTCTTGGGTTTTTGTCGACTTTGCGTTGCATATTAATGGACTTTGGTTTTCAATAGAACAATCTATGTTGCTCTTCAACTCTCTAAACTTAACGTAATGCGCGTTGCGCAATATCGCCTTATCTTGTCCGTGTTTGTCAAGTATTCGTAATGAGGGCGGAGTATCTGGAGAACATTCACATTTGACATTCTTTGTTTTGTTATCTACACAACATTGTTTCCCATCAAGGGTTGTGAGAAGCACAGTTTGTCCCGTCAGTATAGAGTTATTAATAGATTGGTAGTTTGGAAACTTTTTGATTGTAAAAATTGTCATGTTCTTTTCACTAGCGTTATAGTACAAAAAGTTATCTGGTTGTACCCTGAATCCACGAACGTAAATCTGGTCTCCATTTAATATTTTGTTGGTTTGTGCAAAAACTCCTCCTTGCATCATTAGAAAGAACAGAAATGTATTAATACGCATACACATCATTAGTTAGTATTAGTTATATTGTATACAACTCCAGCTTATATCAAAGGTAACGTACGCCTGTTGTTAAGTCAGCTTTGGGAATCTCCACATATTGATATGCAGTTGTGTTCAACATAGGCGTATTAAATGATATCTGCTTGGGAACTGTATAGACATCACGTAACTTTTCGTTACCTTGTATCATTTCATCTGATATGTGTATTTTGATATCATAGTTGTTGTTAGAAGGAATTATATAAAAGTCGGATCGATTGCGGTCCTTTTGTCGTGCAAAGAGTTTCCAGTTGTTACCACCTGCATCTTTAGTGTCATCTTGATTAACAAGATATCCTATCAGTCTGTAATTATCCATCATGTCATTTGTTGGAACGTACATATTACGGTGTTGTATATTATGTTCAAGCGCATCATGAATAACCGTGTTAGTGCGATTTAATGGAGGGTACAGTTGATCACTAAGTACCCTTTGGTCTCTGGATATTGTATCTTGTACAACGATCTCAGACTTTTGTGATGTGTTATCGATAAGCTTTGTATACTCTGATTTTGTCATACAAATTCTGTCGTCAGGCACAATATTTGGTTGTATATCTTTAGGTTGTATTGGTTTTTTAAAGTAAATAATTACGATTCCAGTTACAATACATAGAATAATCAGTAATAATACCGTGATAAGTATATTCCATACAGACACTGATGTTTGAACAGGCGAAACGAGTTTGCGCGCCATTATTTATGTTTACTTGAGATTATTGTCATAGTACTTATTTGGATTTGCACAATTATATTTATCTTATTTATAACTGTATGTATAACTGTATAGGCATTTTTCATTTAATAACTCTTATAGTGTATGTGACATATATATTATGGCGTAATCTCATACCACATTCTATCCGTAAAACGTGTGATACAGTATATATTTTTGGCATTATGTTACTTTTATTATCATGGTTGGTGTGTAATGATAAATGTATCATCACTGTATGGTATCAAAAATTAAAACATCAAGAATCTGATAAAAAAACGCCAGCTACTGATTTTGAAGATATGCTTGGACCATATAAACGATTAGTTCAGCCAATATTGATTATATCTATAATCATCACTATGATATACATTTTACTTTTGTATAACTTGCCCTTAATACCAGCTTTTTGTCTCTTGGTATTCGTTTGTGTATACTTATGGTATTTGCGTTACCACAAAGATTCTGTTGAATTTACCACTCTCAAGCTTTTGATAACTGTAATTATATTCATAAATATAATAATTTATGCAAGGATTATGTAAGTCTTTTTTGTTGATGTTGTCTTGATATAAAGTACTTTACGAATGGATTTCTCTCAATACACCCTATTGTAAAACGATTAAGACTACCAATTACACCATCCAATGGTCTTATGATATCTATATATAGTACAACTCGTCTTTGGTTGGTTGGGTTTTCTACAAAGTGATAATACATATCATCAAACAGAACACCAGCGCCATTCTGCCAGAAATATCTTTGACCACCAACATCAATGTATGGCATTTTTCCATTTTCTTCTGGAATGATTACCCCAAGATGGTACCGTAAATATCCTTTATAATAACCGATGTGTGATGGTATATTTACTTTCGGGTCTAATATGGAGAAGAATGCATTGTGTACCAAGGGGTGATCACATATTTTGCATGTAATAGAAAAATTATTCAGCGCTTCACTTGTAAATTTACCAGTTTTTTTTAACATGATCATTCTCCAACACTGATCGTTGTCTCTTTTTGCACCAATTTTAAATGCAGGTGTTTGATTAAATGTGCACTGTATAGTTTGTTGGTATAGGTTTTCATAGCGTAGATATTCTGTTCTTATAATATCATAGTTGTGCTCTATAACATTAGCATGTGGGAAAATATTATATTTAGATACAACATCAAAAATCGGTGGATTATTACATATTGCCAATAAAATAACATTCATTATAGCCATCAAGGGATATAATGCAATCACTATGATAATTATCAGAAGTAGACCGAGTATCGTGATATTTCTCAGAGACCATCCTTTCTCAAAATACAAATAAATACATAGTAAAATAACGAATATATCAACAGATAAAAATTTAAAAATGTCAAAATATATGTGTTGATTAATGTATCTGTCAATCTTTCCTATTGTGGTTTATCCATAATCAAAGTTTGGATTTATCAGCGATATTATCATCGGAATGAAGAACATACCGATCATTAAACAACAAATTCCAAATATACAAAAATAAATTCAATTTGGCATCATTTAATGATACTATATAACTTTTTTCTTGGCATTTTCTTTGTTTGTGTCCATGTATCCACCATCAATATAATCATGAGAATAATCAGATTATTATAAAATATGTACGTTTCCTTATGTTTTTTTCCCCTTAAATTATAATTACCACATCATGTCAAACCTATTTTCATTGATGAGTCTCGGTAACGCCGCATCAAAGAACGTGCTTAATTCAGACACACAGCTTGACCCTGTAAGTAAATTGCGTGTTAGTAACCCAATGAATCTTATTGATACAGACTTTGAATACGGCTTGCAAACGACAAAATGGGAGACACTTGAACTTGTAAATAACATTCCAACATTCTTCAACCGTGACGGTGACATTACTATTGATATAAGCAATGTAACAACAACTGCAGGAAGTTACGATGTTACAGTAACCACGCCTACTGCTCATGGATTCATTGTAGGATCTGCATTTATCATTGTGGGCCTCCAAGAAACAACCGCAGAAGGTTCATATGTAGTCTTGGCGGTTCCGTCAACAACGACGTTCATATACAAAGCCCGTAACATACAGAAAACAACCCGAAGCATATATGATTTATATACGACATTCTTATACCCCGCTCGTATTTTTCAAGGTGCCCAGTACAATCTTGATCAAATCGTCAAGATGGAAACGGATGGCGCTCCCCAATCTCAGATTGTTGTCGAGACAACAACACCAAATAACTTGAAAGCGTCAACAAAGATGTTGTTGGCAAACAGCGTCGGTTTAAAAAATATAGAATTTGATGCATCTTTGGTTGATCCCCGAGACACTCTCACGACAGTTCTGACTGTTGCATCAGATAGCAATACAGGCAATCCTGGATACACATCACGACCATTCAATCCTTATGATTGGCAATCACGAAATACAAAATTCTTTGAGTCTGCTAATGTTGATACAGGAACAGACACAATAAACATAGAATCGCATGATTTCAGCAATGGTGACGCGGTCATGTATGTTTCTCCTGTTGGTGATACTGCAGTCGGTGGACTTACAACAAACAAGTTGTACAATGTAATACGTGTTGACGGTAATAATATACAACTCAGCTCAATAGATCCTGTATATGCACACAAAGCACATCCTGATAAATATGTTGCAGGATTCCGTTTAGATAGGTCATATAATTTTACTGCCACTACATCGACAGGTGCTGCAAATGAACATATCAGGAGCTTCAATTCAACGCCTGTAATAACAGCGTCTAACCCGTTAATGTTGACATCATTTGATTTAGCAGATATGGACAGATGGATTAATCCGATTGTGTATCGCAACCGTATTTTGTCTGGGTATTTTGCTGCTAAAGATGCAGGTACTTATGTGTTTGGTATCAGAGTCAAGCAAGGGACTAACACGGCATCTTACCTTTACGCATGGTTAGGGTACAGTAACATCACAGGCACTCCAAATTGGGCCAATGATGTATCGTTAACTGGCGTAGAATTGCCATTTGAAGTATCTAGAACGTTAGCAGCTGGCGAAATAACCAACATGTTGATTGCAGTATATGATTCATCAAGTGCAAACATACAGAAGATTTACTTTAAAATACCAAATGATGACACCGAATATAGTATTGCTACTGTTGGAGGTCACACATATATTAGAAACAGTGATTTTATTGGACCAGAAATATATCAATCAACCAGTTACCCATCTACACGTCCATATTCAACTTTGTATTCGCTTACATACACAACACATTACAATTACCTTACCAGCGCAAATCGACCATATTTTGGCGAATCCATAACATATTTCGAAAATCAATTAGTATCTTCGTCATGGGTGTATAACGATCTCGTCATGACTGGTAATTTTATTGCAAAAGGCACAGGTACATATCAATTCAGGACAAATCCATCGGTTTCTACTACACACTCGCTTACAATGTTCCATCAATCGGTTTATAATACTAGTACAACTTGGGGTGTTACAAATACAACAACGCCCATTTCCATTAATCTGACTGATGGAGAAATCGTTCCATTTGTTTTGTATTTCCGTTATTCTACTGGTTCAGGTGCACTAGTAAGATTTGAATATCTCACCCCATTAGATGCATTTTGGAGGTGCACTGCAATTGCACACAATTGGGTTTACATCACAAAGAACAGACATGTAGGTATGCGATTCTTGTATTCAGCTAATTCTTCAGTCACAAGTATACCAACATTTTTGACTTACTCTGTAACACCGAGCACACAAGTACCAACTAGTGCTAGCGATAACACCAGATCAAATGGTATAATTATTCCGTATGGGTACAGAACAAACATGATGTCTGATCGAACATCAGGTTCTACACTCTTGTTTTATGGATATTTTGTTACTAAAGATGCAGGTACATACGGATTTGTAACAAACATTGCTTCAAGCGAATCTGTTTACTTTATGATTGGAAAAAATGCAGTTAACTTAAATAGTGGCATTTACGATATAAATAATATTTCAACAACGTATAATATAGTCCTTGAAGCAAACAAAAGATATCCCATTGTATTTTACGTTACAAGATCGGGCTCAACAGCAAATAACGTAAGACTTGGATACAGAATCCCTGGAAATGCAACAGTAATCTATACACCTACATTCCAAGCATTTACTTACATGGAATCGCCAATACTCGATACAGAAATATATAACGTCGTAAGTAGTGCAATCAACTTGACAACGACAGGGACGAGCACATACGGTTACCACGCACTGATGAAAGCATATATTCTAACTGGTATTTCAACTCCAGGAGCTTCACCCTTGCTAACTCTAAATGCAACAACATCAAATTACACCGGTGGTCTTGGTGTATCTGATAAAATTACAATATTTGCAGGCGAATCTAATACAACAACAGGTTTTGCAACATATGCCATATTAACCTCACAAAACAATGTTTCTAAAACTGATTATATTTATAACTACGTTCGCTTAAATCCAATCATTGGAACAACATCGACCAACATATCGATTGCACGTACTGCAGGTGGTTCCGCTTTCAGGATTCAAGAATCACGTCTTGATACACTATGTTGGGTTGTGCCAACTTATCAATTCACAGATTATGATTCTATTTATGTTCCAGATCATGGTTTATCCAACAATGTTGCTGTTCAATTTAGCAATGTGTCTGGGACAGCTCCTGGTGGGTTGACCAACCTAACAACATATTATGCACAAGTAATTACAAACGATTTCTTCAGACTGAAAACAGGTACAGGTGTAAATGCTGCCGAAGTCGATATTACTTCTCCAGGCACGGGTACAAAATCATTTATCATTACTTTCTCAAACCAATATGCCAATACAATATATGCAGTAAATCATGGTCTTGTAAATACAGCTCAAGTTATTTATGGTAACAACGGGAACACATCTGTTCCAGGTTTGACAAGTGGTAACATTTACTATGTACACAATGCTACACAAGATAGGTTTGGTTTATCAACGACTAAAGGTACAATTACTGCTGTAGATTTTACAGGAACATCTACAGGTGCACAATTGATTACGTCAACAGAACGGTCGACTGATGGCAATTATGTAATAGCTTTGTCAGAATCAAAAACAATATTTAAACTTCAAGCACCTTTCAATATTCCAATAAAATCAATAACATTCAACCCTGTAACTGCAGTAGATTTGAAAAGAAATATCATGTACTTTGCATCACATGGTATGAGCACAGGTAGCCGTGTAGTTTATAATGCAAATGGAAATACAAGTATTGGTGGTTTGACAACCAATCAAAATTATTACGTTATTCGCATAGATTTGAATGTGTTCAGACTGGCTTTATCATATAGTGATGCTATAAATAACATACCACTTATACTGTCAAGTCTTGGCACGGGTACAAATCACATTATTCAGTTCCCAAGTATTTGTGGTGAAATCGAATCATCAAGCAACGTTGTTGTTGTGAGTGGCTGCAACATAGTAAACACACCTAGTGAAGATCTTCTTACATCAAAACGTGTTGGTGATTACATATATATCCAAAACGATAACACCATAACATATTCTGCAACAACCGTTGATCTTCCAACAGATACAATCACTTTAAATTCAAATCACGGTTTAACAAACGGAGATTCAATACGGTTCTATGCTATTGGTTCAAGTAACATTACGGGTTTGACAGAAGGGGGTATATATTACATTACCGTTGGAACTGCCAGCAATCAGATTGTGTTGTATCCAACAACGGGTGATCAATTAGGAAGTACTAATCGCATTGATATAACATCTGCAACCAATATTACATTTGCACGTTTTGCTAAAAACTATATAGGGACTGTTTTTAGAAGTCGCGTCAAGGAAATTAAAAGCAGTAAATATTCACAAATTGATGATCTCCCGGCGTTTAGCACCACCACCGGAAGGTTTATAAGCTCAACATTTTTACTTCCACGTAATGACGGAAGCAGCATGCATCGACCATATGACGGTGGTGTAATGCTGATTCCTTCCAACAATCCAAACGCCTCAATTGTACGGCAAACACGCAAATATTTCAGATATCAATCAGGAAAAGGTATTCAGGTGTCGAAAGCCGTAAACTTCAGTGCCCCTGTAGAACTTCAAAAATATTTTAGAAACGCAGGGACAACTGCTTATTGTATAACCAGGTTTCCACATAGATTAACTAATGGTGTAGAGATCACGATTGATAATGTAGTTTCTGCAAGTGCAAACATTTGGAATGGGGTATTCATAGTGCAAAATATTATCGATGATGTGACATTTACAATAAATCTTCCAAGTACACCGGAGGACTTTATTGCAGGTGGTTATCCATCTTTCCATGTGAATTCTTGGGCAAATAGTGTGTTACGTGCCGGATTATTTGATGATCAGAACGGAATATTTTTTGAATACGACGGAACAACATTATATGCATGTCGACGAAGTAGCACACAACAGCTTCCAGGTACGTGTACGGTAGAATTTGGTAATTCGTTGGTTGTAGGTACAGACACAAACTTTACCACACAACTCAATGAAGGGGATTATATTGTAATCAAGGGACAAAGCTACAAAATAGCAAGCATCGATAGTGCAACTGACATGTACATTCAACCTGCATATAGAGGAATTTCAAATACAAATGTGGTAATCACAAGAACCATTGATACCAAAGTCCCACAATCTGAATGGAATCTTGACAAATTTGATGGAACAGGAACATCTGGTTACAATCTGAATATTCACAAAATACAAATGATTTATATTGATTATAGTTGGTATGGTGCTGGATCTGTACGTTACGGATTCAAAACAGGTGAGGGCAAGATAGTTTATGGACACAAATTAATTCACAACAACGTGCAAACTGAAGCTTATATGCGATCTGGTAACCTCCCGGGCAGGTACGAAATTACAAATACAGATGTACCAACATATGTACCTGCGTTGATGCATTGGGGTACTTCGGTAATCATGGATGGACGCATGGATGACGACAAAGCATATTGGTTTACAGCTTCCGGTAACAACCTACAGTTTGCTGGAACAGACCCTGTAACATTTACTGCCAATACTACATCATCTGGTATTTCTACATTAAGTAACTTTTTAGCACCTGGTACATCAAATTATGCATTTAGAATGACATGTTCAAATTACAACGAGATCGTTGGTATTCCACCTAACACTGTATTGGCAGGAACAGGTCTATCAAATAATACATTTACGGTTGGTTATGCTGGAAGAGCTCAAGGTGCTACAGGATATCTTTACATTGACAAGGGAAGAAGTGGCACAGGTCTTGCTGCTGCTACCATTTCTGCTGGTACTGGTGAAAATATCCCATCAATCATTCCATTAGTGTCGATTCGTTTAGCGCCAAGTGTTGACAATGGTCGGGCTGGCTTGTTGGGTTCTCGTGAAATCATCAACCGCATGCAATTGGCACTCAAGACGGTAGGTATACTTACAACACATGATGTCGAAGTATTGGTTATCCTTAATGCATTCCCATTTACAAAGACTTGGAAGAGTGTTCAGTTCCCGTCACTGTCACAGCTTTTACTTCACGAAAAAGGCGATACAATTGATGGTGGAACACGCATATTCACATTCCGTGCATCTGGAGGACAAACTGACTCTTTTGGTAAACGTATCGCTTCATCTTCAGATGCAGATCTTTCAAGGATTACTGACCTTGGCAATTCTATTTTAGGCGGCGATGGCACATTCCCTAATGGTCCTGATCTTTTGACCATAGCTGTTCGTCTCTTGGACTTTTCAGGTATCTCAACGACAACACCATTTGCTATCAGTGGACGTGTGACATGGACCGAGTCACAAGCATAAAAAAAATATTACAAATCACCCCATAAATTGTATGCATACCCGATACAAGCGGTGATGACACAAGTCATGATGGTATTTACAAGAAATGACGTGTTTTTCTTTTGAGGTTTCATAAGATATTCTTTGATATTCCTTATGTCCCTGAAAATCATATAAGTTTGATAGTTGTCAACAAATCTCCACGCGTCTTCTGAACATTCATTTTCAAAATCATGTTCGTACAACCGTGTATTCAGCCAGAGATCACCATCATCATACACAATATCACACTCCACATATTCAGCTCCTTCAACTTTGTGAACCTTTGTGACTGTACCATGATACCATGCAGATTCTTCTTCATTTATGAAATATGCACAGATGCGCGTGTTAGCTGTGACAAACTGTAAAGGTGAAACGGACATTTTATTGTTTAAGTGAGTAATTGTCATGAAAACTTTTTTCAAATTTTAACAAAGTATAATGCGACAGATATAGATGTAAACCAATCGCTTGCCTTAAAGTCCTAGTTTCTCTTCAAGCTCCCGTACTTTCTTTTGTAGTTTTGCATTTTCAATAAAGTCACACAATGATCTCTTTTTTACCACATTTCCTACCACCAAGTCTGAAATGAACACTTTATACTCTAACGTATTAACTAATGTTTTAATATCATCGGAATAGTCTACTGGGTACAATGTTAATTTTTGATGTTTCACCGTGTCACTCTTGTCAGTTTTGTACGTAATTTTCTCTTTTTGGTCATATTCTTGCAGCATTTCTTCAATCATTCCTCTTACAATCTTTCCACGTTGAGTCTTGTTTGCAAAGATCATTCTTAATAAGGCTTTGTCTGTAAAACACAAAACTGAACACTTACCACCTTCTTGTTTCCATAAATATACAAAAATGTATGGAGATTCAGAGATATTTTCATTCGTGATAATTTGTTTTAATGTTTGTGCTATTTTGAATTGTTCTATGTTGTTTTTAATAACATTTCTCAAACAATTTGCTATGTTATTCTGTCTAATTATTAGCTCAAACACCTTTCCTTTTGCATGACACGGTGTAACACATGTCTTGGATTCATAAACATCCATCGTACCCGTATTAATACCCAAGTCATCCGGTGGAAAATTAACAAATCTATGATGATCACCTTGATCACTTTGAAGATATACTTCATGCGAATATGTGATCTCTTGTTTTTCTAGTTTTATGTCTTCACGTTTTAGAGATGTAACACTCAAGCGTCCATTCTTGCAACATATCAATGGAACAGTAATAGCATGGTCGAATGAGTATATCATACACGATAATGGAATGTATGTATTAAGAATATTCTCTTGTTGAATGTTTTTTTTGTTGTATTTATAAACACACGACTCATTAATGCCATATAGAACCATCATTGCATTTGGTTTGACAGATGTTATCAATTTTTACCTTTATATACCATGGACCCCTCGCAGACCTCCGCAGACTCTCATCTACAAACCATGTACACATTTACAAATGTCACATACATTCACAAACCTCCAATATACATTTGCAGACCCCCACACAGACCTTCGCATACATTCACAAACCTTCAATATACATTTGCAAATGTCACAAATATATATTCACAGACCTTCACAGACCTCTCTATATATTGTACGATTCATATCAAATACCCAATACAATGATTTCCCCTTACCAACTATCAAA